AAGTAATTATCGCATACCCATGGTTTAGAAGCAATGTACATCTTATACGCTTCGATAGTACTTATATTCATATCAAACTTAAACTCTTCGGGCATTGCACGAACAAAAGGAGTAAGTTTTGAACGATGAATAGCATCTAATGGGAAGATTTTATTTGCATGTGCAAGAGTATGAAGGCATGAATGAATTTTTCCATATCGATTAGAATACTCTTCACATAATGCAAGACCATGACGAATTAACCATCGGGCATTTGCGGCAGTTTCATTTGCCCATACGGTGCAAGGGTGATTGCGGAAGGCACCCTTATCAGTCGCATATGGGGTTCCATCGGTCTTAGGGAGAGTTCCATACCCGTGCCCCCATTTGTCTGAGGCAACGATAGAGAGCATCTGACAGCACTCTAGAGGCATCTTGACGATGTGCTTATCAGGAAGAACCTGTGCCGACTTGACCGGACTTTCATCCGTCACAAAGATATTCATGTTAAAAGTTTGCTAAAACTGATTGCCAGTAGGAACATAAGCATTATAACGACATCCCAAGATTTTGTCCTTATAAAGTAAGGAACTGAAATCATATCAGCAACAAAGTGAAGCATCACTCCAAGAGTTATATTGATATGAAGAACAACAAAGTATGCAGTAATCACTAGGATACTGCCGGTTATTCTCATTGGGACATCAACTTTAATCATTTTAAAGGTCGAGTAAAGATTTCGGATACAATGTCTGTTGCACCCATTGCCTCATACATATAAGTCGCACCGGATCGTGGATTTGTGTGGTCCCCACATGTAAACACATCACATACTGCCATACCATTCTCCGGCCATGTATGGATACTAATGTGAGACTCGGCAAGAAGTGCTACGGCAGTTACACCATGAGGTTCAAACTTATGAGATGAAATATCTAATAAGGTGCTTTCAGATAGTGTTGCGGCATTTGAAAGCACATTGCGAATATGTGCTTCATCATCTAGTAATCCATATGGACACCCCTTAAGGGTGAAGAGAATGTGTCTCATCCGAATGATGAGTCGGGTTCCAGAGCAATATAATACTTGAGATTGTGCTGCGTATTCGTGAATTGTGATAAAAGTTTAGAGGACACTACCACCTCATAGGCACCAGGAATAATCTTGATGTTTTCTACCTTAAAATTAAATTCAAACTCATCACTAGTCTCACCAACAACAATGGCATACTCATTAGAAGTATCATTTTTCTTGTCACGAACCACAAGTTTAATGATACCATTTTTACCAATTGCAGACATATCAGGAAGTTGGTATACTGCAGCTGCTTTCGTCAACTTTTCAAGTGTTACACTATCCAACTGAAAGCAAACATCCTCAGAAGGTAAATTAATTTCTTTATCTGGGGGAGAAATAATGACATTAGGATCGGCAAAGAAATACTTTACACGACGCTTACCTTCTTTAATACTTAAATAACTATCCTGATTAAAATCAAGATCAGGATCTTGATGAAGACTCAACCCATTCAAGAACTGATTGAGATCATAAATTGCAAAGTCCCGAGGAAAATCTTCTTTAATTTCTGCTTCAGCAAGAATATTTTTTGCCACAGAGATAGTGCGAAGTTTGTTGCCTTGCTTTACAAGAATAGAATTGTTAATACCCGCAAAGTTCTTGAGGATAGCAAGTGCATTGTCAGACAATTTCATAGTTTGTTCTTTAAGTTTCATTATTATTGAGGGTAGATTTCACGTTTTGCATTCTTATCATTAAAATGCATTAGGAGAACAGCATAGTGGAGAATCTTCATAATGTCACGACGGGCAGTGCCCTTCTTATCATATCGTGACGCATACTTGAGAATGTTGCTGCGACAAAATGCCTCACCATCACCACAAGCTTCAATAAGATCAAGAGTTTGAATCTTATCATCACCAGCAGAATAATGCTGTTGATATGTTCTACCGATGTACTCCTTCAGTTCTTTAATAATTACATCTTCACTATACTTTTGTTTGGTATTAGTTGAAGGGGTAATTCTAGGATCAGTGAAAGAAATAGTATCTTCTGACATTGATCCAAAGCAATTAAATGGTAAAGATTCTGCAGATGTAGAATTAATTTCATCACCAGTAATGGTTATATGGTCATCGGCCATACCACCTAAAATATGAGGACTACTGAAATTAATAGTATCTGGAGGTGAATCAATACCGGATTTATCATTCAAATAATTTTGATTAGACATATTTAATTCGTCAAATAGAAAGGACCATGAGTTAGTCATATTATATCAAATATTTGCTCCACCGTCAAATACATCGATGCTATCATTCTCCACAGGCATCACAAAATCAGCATCCACTTTGTCGTAGAGTTCCAAGAATGATTGTTTGGTCTCATCATCAAAACGACTTACACAAACTTGAATTGATTTTGCTTTATCTTTGAAGATGCTGAAAGCACGGATGATATGAACCAAACGACGGGTGCTGATAATTTCATCAATACCACCATCATAGAAAGTTTTGCGAATGATGTCTGCCCAATCAACAAGACGTTTGCAGAAGTCACGATCTTCCACTCCAAGATCCAAAGCAATACCCTCAAGGATTTTCTGTTCAGTCGCAGGAGTAGGATACGTCTGCTCAAACGTTACTGGGAAACGTTCCAAGAATGCTTCGTTGAGAACATTAGTGCCGATAAAACGACCATCTTCAGAACCTTTACCTTTTGTGTTCGCAGTGGCAAATACATTAAAACCTTTTGTTGGTCTTACATACTTACCAGTCTTTTTCAGGAACACACCTTTACCTTCAAGGATGGACTGGAGACAGAGGATTTTGTTAGAAGCAAGGTCAACTTCATCGAGTAACAGGATTGCTCCTCTCTGGAGTGCTTCAGTGACAGGTCCGTTATGCCAAACAGTTGCCCCATCGACAAGACGGAAACCACCAATAAGATCGTCTTCATCAGTCTCAATAGTAATGTTTACACGAATCAGTTCACGTCCAAGTTGAGCACAAGCTTGCTCTACAGACAACGTTTTACCATTACCCGAAAGACCCGTAATAAACGTTGGATAAAAAAGATTGGACTGAATAATTTTTTTAAGATCACCAAAGTTACCAAACTTGACGAAAGTATCATCTTTATCAGGAATCAAATTTTGCTCAATAGTAGGCATGGCAGGAGGTGCCTGATAAGTTTTCTCAAGTTTTTCCTGAATGGTCAGGTTCCACTTACCACGACCAACTTTATAATCAGCAATTTTATTTGTAACTGTCTGATAGTTGGATCCATTCATCGCACACCATCCACGAATATCAGAACCAGTTACAGACTCTCCATAAAGTTCCTGTAGAGAAGTAATAATGTAATCAACGGAAAGTGACATGCTCTTGCTTTGTTTGTTTCAACTGAAGTTATTATACAAGAAAAAAGGGGTCTTGACGACCCCCGGTGGACAGTTTAAGAATTGGTCAGATGCTCTTTCAACTCTCGGATCAATTTTCTACGAGAGTGCCTTCTATCCAACTCAATACCAACGGTTCTACCATACTCTTCAAGTTCATCCTTACTCATTTCATCGATAGAAACATCACTCTCAAAAACCTCTTGAGTAGGTTCAGGAGCAATTGCTTCTGCTGGTTCTGAAGGAACTGCAACTGGAGTAGGTTGTGCAGGTGCTGCTGGAGCTGGTGCTGGAGTTTTACCTCCCAATAAATCTCCAAATCTAGACATTCTTAATACCTATTACTATAGAAATATTTATCAGGCAATAAGTCCCACAAACTCATTTAAGATTTTCTTATTCATTTTCTTATTCTTCAAACTTTTCATAAAAGATTTTTTGATTTGAGTTTTGGAAGCATCTTCTGATACATCAAATTCAGATTCACTTGCAAGAGTTGTTGCCGAAAGTGCGATATAAGAATGGTAACCAGAATTTTTAATAGCAAATGATCTCTGTTTTTTCCACTGGTTTTGTATTTGCTCTTTTAATCCATGTTGACCAAAAGTATAACGACTAATAAAACGATTAGAATCACGAGACTCAAGAACACGAATACCAATAAAATTAGTATCAGTAAAATTGTCTCTCAAATTTTGAATCAAAATATCAGTGTAGTCATCCCACATAGAATCCAGAGAATAAGTGTTTCCTGTTTTACGATCACGGAGATAACAATTATCACCAATTCTTCCAAGTCCAATAAAAGGTTCAAACTCCCATGAACGTTGAATCTCACGATGATAAGTAAGTCCATAACCCTCACCATCACTCAATACGACACACTGAACTTTTTGGACTTTAGTATTTTTCTTGAACTGTGGAATGATTTGATGAAGTGCAATCATTGTTTCATTCAAGGGTGTTCCAGACAATCCCATTCCAATAGGGATAGGATATCTTCCACCGAAAGTAATATATTGTGCAAGACGAAACATATTCTTCAATTGTTTTTCCAAAGTTTTAGAATTGACTTTGTGTGACAAAATGTTCATCAAAGAAAACTGTTCTCCAACCTGCATCAAACCATCTTTTTTCTCATATGGTCTTTTGCGACAAAGTTGTTCTCCATCGTCACTTACTAAT